TAATGAACTTGTTTTTACAGGAAAAGAGCCATCAAAAGCGCCTAAGATTGCAATTGGTCTTATTACTCCAATAATCTAATTAGTATTAATTCATTAAGAGGGGTCTAAAAAGCCCCTTTTTTTTTACTTTAAATATGGAATATAAAGAGAATTACAAGAATAATTTTACGTATTTTTATAAAATAAAGGAATATGTACTTTGTAACGATGAAAATAAAGAATTTTTATTTAATTTAGCACCTGAAATCTTCGTTGAAAATGATGACAATAATCCAAAAAGTACAATCGAATCAAATTTGCCTAACACTTCAGGAGAAAACAACGATTGATATTCCAAAAAATTATTTATTTAGGTTTATTTCAGAACAAAATAAAGTTGAATACAAATGTTATTTAACTGATATTAGTATATCACCATCAAGATTTAACCTATTTAACTTTATTGAATCAACAAATTTGACTTTAAAGCTTGGGGATTATATTTTAAAAGTGTATCAAATGCCTAACGGGGGGAGTGTTGACTATACACTTGGGAATCTTTGCGAAATAACAAAATGCAAAGTGATTACAACGCCCACTTCAACGAGTGCTTATAATGCTATAATAACATCACAAATTTATGATTGAAAGAATTGAATTTAGGGAAGCACACATTCCAGAACCTATTGAAATAACAGGAAAAAACGAATGGATTTCCTGGGGGTCTGATAATTTGTATGCTCAATTTTTGATAGGACTTTATTATAACTCAAGTATTCATGGAGGGATAATAAATTCAAAAACAAAATATATATTTTCAGACGGGATTGATTATAAAGGTGCTGATTTACAAAAGTGGGAGCTAATAAAAAAGAATGGCAACGCACCTTATAGCTTTAATGAGATTGCTGCTTTTTGCGTAAAAGATTTTGAGTTATTAGATACTTTTTGCGTGTTATTTAGATTGAATCCAATTAGTAAATTTTATGACATGCACCATGTTAGTGCGGAGCTTGTAAGAATAGGGGAAGATCAAGAATACTTTTTTTACTCAGAAAATTGGAAGGACAGATTACAAACATTTGAAAAGACTGGCTACAAAAAAATAAAAAACATAAACGATTTTCAACGTGGGGATAAAGAGGTTATGCTTTATGTATCTTCAAAGGCAAAGCAATTTCAAATGTCTACTGGAAAATTAACAAAGAACACTTATCCAATAGTTAGCTATTCAGGTGCGATTAGTTCAATCATGGCTAGTATTGAGATGAATCAATTTAGTTACTTTGAAGCGGTGAACTCATTTAAAAGTGGCACATTAATATCGGTAAACAATGGCGTGCCAAACTCTGAAGATGAACGCAAACATATTTTAAAAGAATTAAAAGAGGGTGCAACTGCTAAGAATAACCAAGGCGGTATAACAGTTATGTTTTCGGATGGCAAAGAACGAGAGCCTACAATTTCACAAATAAATAGCAACGATATGCCACAAAGATATCTATTGGCAAAAGAATCAATTGTTGATGATATAATGGTTGGTCATTCAGTTATTTCACCGTCTTTATTTGGAATAAAAACACCTGGTCAACTTGGAGGGGGTGCTGAGTTAGAAACTGCTTACTCTCTGTTCATTACCAACTATGCAGGTGAAAGACAAAAAACAATTATTGACGCATTTATGTATGCTGAATATTTGCTAAATGATTTTTCAGGTGATTTATTTTTTATTGACAAACCTTTGAAGTTAACTGCTGGCAATTTAGAGAATACTGTTTCTAAAAAAATAGCTGATTTAAATCCATTAATTGCGCAGGCTGTAATTTCTAAGCTTACAACAAATGAACTTCGTGCAATGGCTGGCTTGCCTTCAATAATTAATGGAGATGTAATTGCAAGTTCATTTCAAGAAAACTTTTCAGATGTTTTCAATTTATTTGATGGCTACGGTAGGAATGCTTCAGATTATGAAGTTGTAAAAGAACGTGTACAAGACGAGTATGATGAACAAAGTGAGATTGAATTTAAGGATTTTTTTGCTAGTGATTTAAGTGCTGATCAACAGAAAATTATTACAATGGTTTCAAATGGCGAAAGCTATCAAGCCATCGTAACCGCAATTGATAAAGGTGCTTCGTTTGTGACTAAGCAATTAATCGACTTAGAAGCAAAGGGAATGATTAAGGGGTGGGAAGTGACAAGCAAGGGGAATGATAATAAAGCTTCAAATTTTGAGGTGGTTTACAAATATGCTTTGCGAGATGAATTAAGCGGTCCGGTATTAATTGCAACGTCAAGAGATTTCTGCGTACAAATGATTGAAGCTAATAAAATCTTTTCAAGGGAAGAAATTAACAAAGTAGGGGAGCAAGCCAAAAACAAAGGGCTTGTAGAGGATTCAAATATATGGAGGTATAGAGGTGGCTGGCTTGGGCGTACAGGGTTACCTTCATTACCCGCGTGCCGTCACGTATGGAGACAACAATTAATTAAAAAGAAATAATATGGAAGCTTTTTTAATTTCAACCTATAATTTAAAAAATTTAGGTTTTATTTCGCAAAACGTGGATGACACTTTATTGTCAACTATTATTATAAGAGTTCAGGATACAATGATTGAACCAATTTTAGGGACTTCGCTTTTTAAGAGACTGCTTGAAGGAATAACCGCAAACAATTTGAGTGCAAACGAAATAATTTTGTTGAATGAATATATTACTCCAACTATTGTGGCGGCTTGCGATGTTAGGGCGGTTAAACAAACAACTTACGAAATAAGAAATAAAACAACGGGAAAAAACAACGATGAAAATATAAATTCAGTAACTGAATCGGAATCGGTAAGACTTGAAGATACACTAAGAAAAGATTTTGAATTTTATAGAAAAAGATGTATTAATTATTTAAGCGAAAATGCCACTTTGTATCCGCTTTATTATACCTTTGCACAGCTACAAGGTTGGATATGTGACGAAAATAACACAATCACACCTGACAAAGGATCAACGAGTACGAATATTTATTTTATATGATTTTTAGTATCAATCAATTATCAAATGAATTAAAGGTTTTGAGCAATGCTCACTATCAACTTAATTCATTTTTTTTTGGTAGTTTTTTGGACGCTATTCAAGATCGGTCTTTGAAATATCCTTTGATGTCGGTAGATTATCAAAGCGGTCAATTAAAGGCTTCAGGCAATAGCTTAAATCTTTTCATCGTAATTGCTGATAAACAATATAAAGACAATAGCAACTTAATTGATGTCATTAGTGATACTATGCAAGTAGCTCGTGACCTTTATAATGTGTTCACAAAATCAACCCATTGGCAACAAATTTTAAGAGTAGATTCCGCTAATATTAATAAATTCATTGAAAAAGGTTCGGACTTTTGCGCGGGTCACATACTTAATTTGGGAGTGACTTTGCGAGATACAAATGGAATATGTGGTTTACCGATTGAAAATTATGATTTAGCGGCTCCAATACAAGGCTCTTTAATAGTAATTAATACAAGTGATAAGTATTTTGTTTTTGAACAATTAACATTATCGACTACATGGGTAGTTAATCATAATTTGAATAAACATTGCGTTGTTTTGGTGACAGATGAAACAGGAGAACCAATAGAGGTTGATGTCGATTATACCAATGATATGCAAGTAGTAATAAATCTAAACATAGCAGGGAAAGGCTTTGTTTATTGTAACTAGTAACTAATAATAAATAAATAAAAATGAGTAAAGAAAAAAAGTTTTTTGTAGACATTAATTTACAAAGCCAAAAATTAGTAAATGCTGTAATCGGAACAAATTCCGATATGACAAAACAAGGTGCTATCCGTTACAACGGTTCAGACCTTGAGTATTTTGATGGAACTGCGGTTCGTGCGTTGGCTACTGCTGCTGATTTAGCTGCATTAAATGCTGAGATTGGTTTAGATTTAGCTGAATTATCCGAGCAGGTTTCTTCAATGCTTTCAAACATTGATCCAGTTGCTTTGGATTCATTCACAGAATTATTAGCGGCTTTTCAAGCAGCAGATAGCTCTTTATCTACAACAATAAGCAACCTTTCAACAGCTTCAACTTCTGCTATCAATGCTGAAACTGCTAGAGCAACTGCGGCTGAAGGTGTATTAACAACAAATTTAGCGACTGAAGTATCCAATAGAACAAGTGCGGTTTCTTCTGAAGCTACTGCTAGAGAAAATGCTGATACAACTTTACAATCTAACATCACAACTGAGGCTAACTCTAGAAGTGCTGCGGATACTACACTTCAAACGAACATAACGAACGAAGCAACTGCAAGAGCGGCGGCGGATACTACGTTAACAACTAACTTAAATGCTGAAATTTCAAGAGCAACAGCAGCGGAAGCAACTTTAACAAGTGCTGTAAGTTCTGAAGCGGCTACTAGAGCTTCTGCTGATACTACTTTGACAAATGCAATATCAACTGTTGCTGGCAATTTAGCTTCTGAAATTACTGCGGCTAGAGCTGCTGAGGTTGCTTTGGGTATTCGTGTTGACAATGTCCTTTCTAACATTGATGGTGCTGCTCTTGATTCTTTAACTGAATTACTTGCTGCTTTTCAAAGTGCTGATAGTTCTTTAACAAGTGCAATCAATTCACTTGCTAGCGCTCAAACTTCTGCATTAAATGCTGAGATCGCGCGTGCTACTGCTGCTGAAGCTACTTTAACTTCTGGAGCTTCAACAATTGCGGCTAACCTTGCAACGGAGATCACAAACAGAACAACTGCGGTTAGTGCTGCAAATGCTTCTATTTCTGCTGAAGCTTCAAGAGCTACAAGTGCTGAAGGTGTTTTAACAAGTGCAATCGCTGCTGAACAAGCTAGAGCGGAAGCGGCTGAAGCAACAGAAATTGCTGCTAGAAATACTGCAATCGCTGCTGAAAAAACAAGTTTCACTATTGCAACAAATGCATGGACTGCTGAAGGGTCACATTACAAACACACTTCTTCTAATCCATTCAGTGCGGATGCAACAGGACACTTTTTAGTAAGCGGTGAAAATGCTGATTTTTCTTATGAAGTTACAAACTCTAATTTTATTGTTTATTCTAACTTTATCCCTAGTGCTTCAGTAAAATGTGCTTTCAAAAAGTTTTAATTTAAATTTAATTATTAATTTAGGGGATTGAAATATATCCCCTTTTTAAAAAAACAAAAATGGCAGCAATAGAAAGAAAAATTTACGTAGATTATAACCTACAAAACAATAAAATATCAAATGTTCACGCTGATTTATTTAACGTTGGCATTTCAAGAAAATCAATCAATTACGCTTTGCAAGCTACTGATAATTATAAGGTAATTGAGATGAATGTATCAAGCGCAAATACAGTTACCATTTCAGCAAGTGTTTTTTCGGCTGGAAATCAAGTAGTCGTTGAACAATACGGGGCTGGTCAAACTTCATTTGTCGCTGGTTCTGGAATGACTTTGAGAAGTGATTCAGGAAAATTGAAAATTAGCGCTCAATATGGAGCTTGTACTATTGTTTTCAAAAGTGCAACGGAAGCAACTATTTATGGTAATTTAACAGCTTAAGAAAATGGCATATAAAGTATACGCAAAAGGTAACTATCTTATACTACAGGATACTGTAACCAATGAATTTTTTGAGGACGCGAAAGCAAATGTTTTAGTAAGAAAATTGCTTGCTGCGGATACTTCTTATTCATTTACTTTTAAAGGTGGCACACCACAGATTAACAATGTGGCTTTGACAGACCTTAAACAATTTGACGGGACCGCGTGGGCTTCGGCCGCGGCTTTTGAAACTTTTATTTTTTCAAATACGGGTTTTAATCCAGTTAGTCAGGAGCAACTAACGGACGTACAAACTGCTCTAAACAATTTGCAGGTGCAAAGTGGTGTAAGTTCATTTAACTTAGATCCCGTACTTTCAACTCAAAACAATCCACAAACTCCAAACGTTGGGGATAGGTATTTAATCGGTTTAATTCCTACGGGTGACTGGGTAGGTAAACAAAACTATTTAGCTGAAGGCAACGGAACGGGATGGATTTATACCACTCCTATAAATGATATGATTATCGTTGATACTAATACTGATATAACATTTCGATATAACGGGACTGAATGGAAACAGTGGGGGGCTTCAAGTATTTTGCAAAATGGGAATAGGTTACAAGCTACAATGACCATTGGAACAAATGATAATTTTGGAGTTTATTTTAAAACAAATAATTTAACAAGGTTTGCAATTGGAACTAGTACAATTATCAATTATTTAGTTACTCGTTTTGATTCTGAGACAGCAAGCACCTTAGTTTATTTAGATGGTTCAAAAAATTTAAAAAGTTTACCAACTGCAACGTATCCAAACATCACAGAACTTAGTTATGTGAAAGGTGCAACCTCAAGCGTTCAAACTCAGTTAAATGCTAAATCCCCTCTTAATGTAACTTTAGATCGGAAGACAGCCTCTTATACCTTAGTAGCTGGAGATAATGGCAAATTAATTGAAATGAACGTTGCAAGTGCAAACACGTTAACAATTAATACAAGCTTGTTTAGTGCGGGCAATCAAGTTTTGGTTTCTCAGTATGGAGCAGGTCAAACTTCATTTGTCGCTGGTGCAGGAATGACACTAAGGAGCGACGGCGGAAAGTTGAAAATCGGTAATCAATTTTCCTTAGCAACTTTAATATTTATTAGCGCAACCGAGGCGTATTTAACAGGTAACTTAATATTATGATTTTATCGACACATGGAATAATTGGGAGCAGTGTAACAGTTGCGAGCGGTGATGCTGATGCACTTGCATTTATTACAGCCGCTGCAATTACCGACACCACTCAAATAAGTGCTATAAACACTTTGGTAACTGATTTAAAAACTGCAAACATTTGGAGTAAAATGAAAGCTCTTTATCCATTCGTTGGTGGCACAGCGGCACAACATAGGTTCAATTTAAAAGACCCTAGAACAGTAAATGAGGCTTTTTATCTGGATTTCTTAGGAGGTGGTACGCATAGCGCAAATGGTTATCTACCAAATGGTACTACGTCTTATGCTGATACTAAGTTAATTCCATCATCAGCATTAAATTTAAACAGTACTCATATATCAGTATATCTTAACACTAACTATACTAGTGGTGTTGATTCAGTAGATATAGGTGCCGAAGATGCCTCATCTACTAACCGTCTTTTCATTGAGGCTAGTACTATAGGAATGGTATATTCAATCAATAATTCAAATGGAGCTAATTTTATAAATACACAAGACTTAAATTCACTTGGACTATATGTTAATAATAGAATATCTAGCACAGCTATTAATTTATTCAAAAATAGCATAAAAATAATTAACGATACTGCAAGAACGTCATCAGCATTATCGGTACGTCCATTGTATATAGGCGCACATAACTTTGTTGGTTTAGCGTCATATCTTTCAACACGTAGACAAGCATTTTCATCAATCGGAGATGGTTTAACAAACACTGAAGCAGCTAACTTATACACAGCAGTACAAACATACCAAACTACATTAAATAGACAAGTATAATGAAAGTAAGAAAAATTACAACACAACAAAAAGACTTATTAATCGGTCAAACATTTGATGGCATTCAATTCTTTAATCCAACATTGGACGCAAACGGCAATTGGTTTATTTCAAATGAAGAAGTAAATGGATGTACACACGAGGGTGTTCTTGAATGGATACACACTTTAGAAGAAATTGACCATAATCCAATTATAAATGAAGCGTTTAATTAATAGGTGGAACGCACCAACGCCTGCTTTTTGGCTTAAAGTTCAAAAGTTAGGAATAGTTGCTGGAAGTTTGGGAGTGGTATTTATCGCTCCTCCTTTCGGCATGGCTGTACTTGGTGGCTACTTAATAGCTACTGGCTCGGTAATAGGAGTTTTATCACAACTTACAATAAAATGAAAATGGAAATGTATAACTATATTTTGACGGGCTTGATTGCTATAATTTCCTACTTTTTAAAGTGCGTGATTAGTGAACATAAACAAATGCAAAAAGAGGTAGTTGAACTTAGAAATAAAGTAGACCTCACACACCAAGCCAGTGAAATAAAGATACATAACATTGAAAAAGATTTACAAAATAGCCTGAAAGATTTAAACAAAAAAATAGATCATTTGACAACTTGCATTGATAAATTATTTGAAATAAGCAGAAAACATGGTTAGAAATTACACAGATTTAGAGATAATAAACAGAATTAGAGGGCTTAAATCTTTTAAAGGTTTTCCGCTTCAAAGGTATATTGTAGGGATTCGTTCAAATGAGGACAAAACAAATACTCCAGATGACAAGTTTTATATCTTTGAAGGAGAACGTTTTATCACTATGACAACAGGCACAACTAATCCTGGTTCTCCAATTTTAGAAGGTGGCTTTTTGAAATACAACAAAGTAGGTGCGGCGGTTGTGAAAGCAAATGAATGCTACTACGACCTCTGGAAGCATGGTTATCACATGGGTAAGATGGAAGCACTTGTACAAGTCAATCCTATCATAGTATATCGTGACGGGGATAAAGACGGGAAGAGTGAAGAAATAGGCACGCCTATATCTGGACTTTATGGTATAAACTTCCACACCATGGATTATAACAGATTTTCAAAAGAAATTAAAACAAATATAGGTAATTGGTCTGCAGGGTGCCAAGTTGTAAATGATTGCGAAAAATATTATCAATTGATCCCTACATTTAGAGTTCAAAAGTTTGTCACATATTTTTTATTACAAGAATTTTAAATAAAAGTTTGGTTATTAGTTTTAATTGTGTATATTTGCAATAGATATAACAATTAAAACTAATTAATCATGAAAGATTTTAATTTTAGACCACAAGGTTACGGCGCTTACCTTGTTGAGTACATTTCACCTAAAACAAGCAAAATTTGGAAAAAAGTTATTACCGATATGCAGGTAATTGACGCAACCAAAAACGCTGAATACCCAAAAATCAAAGACATTGAACAGCTAAAAAGGATGGTTAAATCATGACTAATCCTGAAAAAATGATCCTCTTTTTACTGGTTGTAATAAGTGGACTAATCGGTTACATGGTTGGCGGTTACTATGTTTCTTTTTTAGCCGTTGTTGGTTTAATATTAATCTTTTCAATACTTTGTGATAATGATGAAAACTAATAGAATTTACTCAAAGATATTTGGCTATGAAGAGCCAGTTTATTTCTCAGATAGCGAGCTTACATTTGACTTTATTAACGAATGCGAATTAATCGTTTATTCAAATGAAATGAAAGCACATTTAATCATTGAGGATGGCGAGGTGTTTTCCTACGATGGCGATTTTGTTTGTTTCGTTGCGGATTTAGAACTATTTGGAGACTTTGAGGAAAAAAACAAATGTCAAATATGCATGGATACGGGTAAATTTAAAGCTACAATAGGCTTTAATTTACAAGAAAGTTGGATTGATTGCGAATGCGATAAACACTATAAGTATGTTTAAGTGCGAAATAAGAGCCATAGAGGAACTTAAAAGAGAGAAACAAAGAAATATAGAGCTTGCGTCTATTGGTTCAATCTTAGGGCATAAAAACGTGCCTTATTACGATGGTGAGGATATAGAGTTTAAGCACCCTCGGTTTATGAGTGATCTAAGTCCAAGTGAACAAAAGATTTTTAACAGCATAAAACTAAGAACATGACAAATTTTAAAGATAAAAATGGGATTGAAATATTGATTGACGATGTAGTATTTGAACGGGTACACGATGCGTGTGAAGTTAACCAGGAGCTGATCATTTTTTCTAAGGTAAAAGAAATTAAAGGTCGGTTCTTTTTATTAACGGCTGGTTATGACTATTCCAATACACCGATTAGCGAGATCATTACACTTGAAGAAAATCATTTAAACATAGAAGTATTAACTGAACTAAGATGAAACGTTGTTTTACCTGCAAACATAAATACCCTTTGTTTTTTTATCATTTAGACGATTCTAAGTATAAGATAAAGGCAAACATGGGTAAAGTTATTGAATGTCGGTTATGTGCGCTTAAGCGCAATTTAAACAATAAGGGCTTTACAAAACGTATAGAGGGAAAATTTACTTTTACAGAAGCTAATAAAAAACAAATAATAATTAATTTTTTTAAGTAACTTTACCGCTCATGGTTTAGGTTCTGCGATTCTCGAAAGGGGGTCGCAGTTTTTTTTGTGTTAATGTGTACAAAGTGTACTTTAAAGTGTACTTTGTAATATATTGTTTTTCAATTAATTAATGTTAAATAGTACGCTTTTCTAAAAAATCTCCTACTATATATATATTCCACCCTTTTTTATATTATTTATTTATATAAAATATTTATTTTTTTATTCCCTCTTTTTTGAAAAATAGCCAAAAAAAAGTGTTTAATGTGTACTATTGATTATAACATATTGATTTATATATATTTATACAGTACACTTTTAAGTACACATTTAGTACACTTCCATAATTATGTGCCTTATTTAAAATGATTATAAATTAACATTATAGTGTATTTAATTAAAATAATTGTTTATATTTGCAATGTGTTAGGTCGGAAACCATAGTAACACATAAAGACATTGCCCTATCAATTTGTAGACATCCGACCTCTACACTTTGATAGGGCTTTTTAATTTAACATATTTAATTATGGATTACAAAGATTTTTTAGAAAGTAAAAGACATTCTATAGGAGACTTTGGATTTAAAGCTAATTATATCCCTGATATAGCTTTTGATTTTCAAAGATTCGTTATAGAGAAAGCGATTTCAAAAGGTAGGAGTGCAGTGTTTTTAGACACTGGGTTAGGTAAAACATTAGTTCAATTATCAATAGCTAAAAACATAGTTAACCACACTAATAAAAAAGTATTAATTTTAACACCGTTAGCAGTAGCATTTCAATTTATATTAGAAGCTGAAAAGTTAGGTATAGATGATATTGAATACTCAAAAGATGGTAATCACACTAAAAAAATAGTAGTTTGTAACTATGAAAGATTACACTATTTTAACTCAAATGATTTTGAAGGAGTTGTTTTAGATGAAAGTAGTATTTTAAAAAACTTTGATGGTAAAATTAAAAACGAAGTAACTACATTTGTTAAAAAAATACCTTATAGATTTTTATCTACTGCAACACCATCCCCAAACGATTTTATAGAGCTTGGAACCTCATCCGAAGCATTAGGGTATATGGGTTATATGGATATGTTAGGCAAGTTCTTTAAGAATAATCAAAACTCAATTGATAATAATAGAAACGTAGGAGAAAAGTTTTATTTAAAGCCACACGCTGAAAAAGATTTCTTTGCATGGGTTAATCAATGGTCAATAATGGCAAAGATGCCTAGCGACTTAGGTTTTTCAAATGATAGATATAATTTACCTAATCTAATAGTAAATAAACATATTGTTACAAACGATTCTCAAATATCTGTAAATGGTCAAATTCAAATGTTTAATATAGTTGCTAAAAACTTTAATGAAATTCGATACGAGCAAAAACAAACAGAAGAAAAAAGATGTGAAAAGGCTATTGAATTAGCAAAAGATAAGACATCAGTATATTGGTGCAACACTAACAACGAAAGTAGTATTTTAAAACACGCTGATAAAAATGCAGTTGAAATTATAGGGTCTCAAAGTATTGATAAAAAAGAAGAAATACTTTTAGCGTTTGCAAATGGAGAAATTAAAAGACTAATTACAAAGGCTAAAATGACGTCAATGGGGTTAAATTGGCAGCATTGTAATCATTCTGTATTTTTCCCTACATGGAGCTATGAACAATATTATCAAGCTGTTAGACGTTTTTGGAGGTTTGGGCAAACTAAAGACGTAACTATTGACATGGTAATATCTGATGGTCAAACAAGGGTATTAGAAGCTTTGCAACAGAAAACACAAAAAGCAATACAATTACATAAAAACTTAACGGAAAATGTAAACCGTTCATTTGAACACAAAACAAAAGAATTTAACAAAAAAATTATTAAACCTAAATTTTTATAGTCATGGAAAACAAAGTAAAAGACCAAGTAATTACAGAAAATTATGCAATTTATAACTCAGATTGTATGTTAGTAATGCCAACATTAGAAAATGAAAGTATTGATTTATCAGTCTATTCTCCACCGTTTGCAGGGTTGTATAATTATTCAAGTTCAGAGAATGATTTTAGTAATTGTGAAAGCAAAGAACAGTTTTTAGAACAGTATGAGTATTTAATTAAAGATATTTCAAGAGTTACAAAACCTGGACGTATTACGGCTGTACATTGTACTGATGTGTTTGATAATACTTGTAGACTTTGGGACTTTCCAAATGAAATAATAAGATTACATACTAAATATGGTTTTGAATATCGTAATCGTATAACAATTTGGAAAGAGCCTTTAAAGGTTAGAATGAGAACAATGGTACAATCTTTAATGCATAAGTTTATTGTTGAAGATAGTACTAAGTGTTTTACTGCAATGCCTGACTATGTATTAGTTTTTACTAAAAAAGGAGAAAATCTAGTGCCAGTAACTCATGAGTTTGGAATTAATCATTATGCTGGTGAGGTTCCAATTTTACCAAACATTTTAAGAGCGTGGAACAATGCTAATAATACAGATTTTAACGAAGCTCAATTATGGGAACATTTAAATTTAATAAATGAAGATGATAAAATCACAAAATTAAATCATTACATTTGGCAACGTTATGCCTCTTCTGTATGGGATGATATTAGAATTGATAACGTTTTACCTTTTAGAGATAGTAAAGAAGAGGACGACGAAAAACACGTACACCCTTTACAATTAGATGTAATTGATAGAATTGTTGAATTATATTCTAATCCTAACGAAGTTGTATTAACTCCTTTTATGGGTGTAGGTAGTGAGGTTTATAGTCCTGTATCAATGGGTCGTAAAGCTATCGGTATAGAGCTTAAAGACAGCTATTTTAAACAGGCTAAAATTAACTTATCATTAGCTGAAAAGAGATTTAAAAAAGAAGCAAAACAACAAACTTTATTTTAATATGAATGTTGACT